CAGTTATGGTCGAGCGAAGTAGCTGTTGATGAAACTAGGATGGCTAGCGATATAAATGAATGGGCCAGGAAATATCATCCGACTATTATCTGTTATGACAAGTACGCTACACAAACCCTAGCTTCTAAATTAGAGCAAAGCGGATGGCGTATGCAAGATGTATCGGGCCAGGCCTTCTACCAGGCGTGCAGCGACTTATCTGATGCTTTAGCAAATCAACGTTTAGTGCATTCAGGCCAAGCAGATCTTGTACAGCACCTAAACAACTGCGCAGCTAAAACAAATGACGCGGGATGGAGGATAATCCGTAGAAAATCCGCTGGCGATGTTACCGCTGCCATTAGTTTGGCCATGGTGGCGTCTGAATTAACTAAACCACAAAGAACCGCCCAGATTATTGTCTAACTTGCACCAATAGTCCGTTTTATGGTATAACATGTACATATGGGTCTATTGTCTGCTTTGGGTATAAATAAAAAAACTGAATCTGTCCAAGCGCAATACGCCCCTGCCATCATGGACACAGCTTATGGCTATGGTTCATTTACTACAGGCGTTGGAAACTTCCCTGGCGGATTAGATCGTAACTACGCCATGCAAGTCCCTGCGGTCAACCGTTGCAGAAACTTAATAGCTGGGGTAATCTCGTACCTGCCTTTAGAGTTGTATAAAAAATCTACAGGCGAAGAGCTAGCATCTCCCGTATGGCTAGAACAGCCAGACTATCGGCAGCCAAGATCCGTCACTATCTCATGGACCGTCGATAGTTTGCTGTTCTACGGAATCGCGTACTGGCGCTGTACGGAATTGTATGCCGATGATTTAAGACCATCAAGATTTGAATGGATTGCCAACAACAGAGTTACATTTACAACTAATAAGTTTGGCACCGAGGTCAGTCAGTATTATGTAGATGGCGTTGAGGCGCCTATGAGCGGTATTGGCTCGCTGATTACATTCCAGGGCCTGACACAAGGCGTATTGCAAACCGCTGCTCGCACGATTCAAAGCGCACTAGATATTGAAAAGGCCGCAGCCGTATCTGCACAGACTCCAATGCCGTCGGGCTATATTAAGAACACAGGTGCCGACCTTCCAGAGCAACAAGTATCTGGATTACTAGCGCAATGGAAGCAAAGCCGATTAAATAGAAGTACTGCTTATCTTACTAGCACATTATCTTATGAAACCACAGGATTTAGTCCCAAAGACATGATGTACAACGAGGCGCAACAGTACCTTTGCACACAAATAGCCAGGGCCATGAATATTCCAGCCTACATGATCAGCGCCGACATGAATAACAGCATGACATACCAAAACATCATTGATGGCCGTAAAGAATTTGTTGCTTACTCTTTACAACCGTTTATTTGTGCGATTGAGGACAGGCTGAGCATGGATGACATAACACCAAGAGGCCACGTCGTCAAATTCGCAATCGAGGAGTCCTTCTTACGTGCAGACACAATGAAGAGACTAGAAGCAATAGAGAAGATGCTAACCCTGGGACTAATTGACCTAGATACAGCTAAAGAAATGGAAGATATGACCCCAGAAGGAAGTGAGAGCAACGATGAAACTTACATTCGCTAGTCAAATACAAAGCGCAGACGGCGAGCGCAGAATTATAGCGGGCAAAATTGTACCGTACGAAGAAGTGGGCAACACTTCAGTTGGCAAAGTGGTATTCGCTAAAGACTCAATAGAGATAGGCGATCCTGGCAAAGTTAAAATGCTAATGCAGCATATGCCAGAGAGGCCAATAGGTCGTATGCAAAACTTCAACAAAGCCGAAGACGGCATTTACGCTTCCTTTAAAATAAGCGCCAGCATGCAAGGCCAAGACGCACTAATCCTTGCAGGAGAGCAGTTAATTGACGGTCTCTCTGTAGGTGTAGACGTAAACAAGTCCGTGCAGAAAAAAGAGTATTTATACGTAACAAGCGCCACCCTCCGAGAAGTAAGCCTGGTCGAATCACCAGCATTTACGGCTGCGCAGGTAACTAAAGTTGCTGCTAGTGAAAACGAAGCAGAGACAGAAACCAAATCAACAGAAAGCGAGGCTCCTGTGGAAGACAAAGCAACACAGCCACAAGAAGCAAAGGCAGAGGCTGCTACTCCTACAGTAGAAGCTGCTCGCCCAACAATTACAACACCGCATATCCAAACAACCGTGCGCACGCCAATCACTTCAATGGCAGCATACACAGAGCACAAAATTAAAGCTGCTCTAGGTAACGAAGACTCAAGACTGTACGTAACTGCAGCCGATGACTCATTCGCAACTAACCCAGCATTCAATCCAACACAGTATCTAAGCGAGTTTGTAACTAACACTCGATTTGGAACTCCAGCAATTGATGCATGTTCACAAGGAACACTTCCAACAAGTGGAATGACAATCAGCGTGCCGTCTTTGGTGACCTCTGCTGGCGGTCAATCAGGTGTGGCACCAGAAGTAACTGTAGAGTTAGAGGCTGGCGCAGTACAAAATACTGGCATGGTTACTCAATATTTATCAGGTACAGTATCTAAGTACGCTGGTATGAATACCCTATCAGTGGAACTGCTTGAGAGATCAGATCCAAACTTCTATGCAGAACTTACAAAGCAATTAGAGTATGCATACTTAAAAACTCTAGATACAACCGTTGCTGCAGCTTTGATTACTGCTGGAACAGCAGCAACAAACACAACTGCTGATCTAGACGGCATTGTTACCTTTGCTTCAGAGGCAGCACGTAAGATTTACGAAAACACTGGTTACTTTGCACAAAATTATATTGCTAACCCAGCACAATGGGGCGCACTAATTGCTGCTCAAGACACCACAAAGCGACCTGTATTCACGGCGTTACAGCCTATGAATGCAGCAGGACAAGTTAGCGTTCAATCAATTCGAGGTAACGTTCTTGGATTAGACTTGTACGTTGATAAGAACCTGGCAGCAACTACTTTCGATGATGGTTCAGCGATTGTATTAGCCCCAGAAGCATTTACCGTATATCGCTCCGCTCAAAACTTCATGAGCGTAAACGTAGTATCAAACCTACAAGTACAAGTTGCGATTTATGGTTACATGGCAACAATTGCCAAAATGCCAAAGGGTATTTACCTATACAACAAGGCCTAAAAACCAATAAGTAATCTCTGGGGTTTAGTAGCCCTAGCCCCAGAGAGCTATTAGCAGAGGAGTAGAGATGGCAGCCGCGTATGTGACTATGGCCGAGTTAAGGGCAAATCTTGGTATTGGCTCGCTCTACTCCGATGCAACTGTCGAGGAAGTATGTCAAACAGCAGAAGACCTGATCAATCAGTATCTTTGGTTTAATACTGCTCCAGTGGTAGGCACAGCACTACAAGATAACGTGGCAACTATTATGCTTGCCAACCCGAATGCCTTTGCAGCGACCCAATCAATAGTGGTTAGTGGTTGCGGTGCTACATTTAACGGCACGCACACAATTACAGGCACAATACCGCCAACCTCTGGCACCACTAGCCTCATCCCAGTATTTATGTACAACTACGGACAAGTTAATTATCCTAACGGATACTCATTTGTGCAGTACAACAAGACAGCAGCTAATCAAACATTCCATAAAGTATTACCTTACGGAGTAGCCACAGGCCCAGACCATAAGACCCAATCTTACGCGACAACTCCAGCCATACGAGAAAGTGCCATGATAGTGGCCGTTGATGTCTGGCAATCCAGACAGGTATCTCAAACAGGTGGAGTCGGTATGGATGGGATCAGTGCGAGCCCCTATCGGATGGGTTATCAGCTGATTAACAGAGTGCGCGGTCTCATCCAGCCGTATTCAAGTCCAGCGTCTCTGGTGGGATAATGCCAGCAGCAATAACAACCCTTAGATCAACCCTGGCCACTACTTTAACAAATGCTGGCGTATGGTCAGTGTTTAGTTTTCCACCACCAACATTGCTGGCCAACAGCGTCGTTATTACACCTGGCGATCCGTATATCGTGCCGTCTAACAACGATGAAATAAGCGTGAATCCATTAGCAAACTTTAAAGTGCTGATCACAAAGCCAGCGCTAGATAACCAAGGCAACTTGGCTGGCATGGAAGATTATATTTTAGCAGTAGTTACAAAACTGGCTGCTGCTACTTACCAAATGAACATCTCTAGTATTTCAGCGCCAGCGAT